TTACATGGTATTCGATAGTGGATACAAATACATGTATGACAAGTACAATGATGTTTATCGGTATGTGCCACTGAATGGTGATACAGCTGGTCTTTGTGCAAACACAGATAATGTTGCTGATCCTTGGTTCTCACCTGCTGGTTATAATCGCGGTATTATAAGAGGTGCAATTAAACTTTCTTATAATCCACAGAAACCAGATAGAGATATTCTTTACAAAGCTCGGGTTAATCCAGTAGTTAATTTTCCCGGCATTGGCGTAACACTCTTTGGTGATAAGACTGCTCTTTCTAAACCAAGTGCATTTGACCGTATTAACGTGCGCCGACTGTTCCTTGTTCTTGAAAAAGCAATCGCAACCGCTGCTAAATATCAACTCTTTGAATTCAACGATGAATTTGCAAGGGCGCAATTTAGAAACCAAGTTGAACCTTTCTTACGTGATGTACAAGGTCGAAGAGGCATTACTGATTTTTCAGTAAAATGTGATGCAGCAAATAACACTGGTGAAGTTATTGACCGAAACGAGTTTGTTGGAGATATTTACATCAAACCTGCTCGTTCAATAAACTTTATCTCATTAAACTTTATTGCGGTACGAACTGGTGTATCGTTTAGCGAGGTAGGGGGATAAGACATGGCTACTATTAACGACTTTAAAGCAAACTTAATCGGTGGTGGCGCAAGAGCCAATCAGTTCAGAGTGACTATTACGCCTCCGCCCGGCATCGCAATTGGTCTTGATGTTCGTAGAACATCTTTCATGTGTAAAGGAAGTTCACTTCCTGCTCAGGAATTGACTCCAATTGAAGTTCCCTTTCGCGGCAGAAAAATTTATATTGCTGGTGATAGAGAATTTTCTGAAACTTGGACTACTACATTCATTAACGATACGGATTTTATGGTTCGTAACGCATTGGAACGATGGTCTAATGGAATAAATGACTTGGCACTAAACACAGGTGTTATTGACCCTGCTGATTATCAGACAGATTTGACTGTTGAACAGTTGGATAGAGATGATACAATTCTGAAGACATATATCTTCAGAAGTGCTTGGCCAGTATCAATTAGTCAGATTGAATTGACTTCAGAAGCAGCTGATGCTCTTGAAGAGTTTGAATGCACATGGAGATATCAACACTTCGAAGCTTCAGGCGTCAACTTTTAGTCCTACTAAATAGTTATAACTAGTAGGAGATATTATGGCTGAGTTATTTGGTTTCAAGATTGAAAGATCATCTAAGGATTCGGGTGGGGAAGCAACCTTCTCCACCCCAACTTCCGATGACGGTACTATTGACGTTGCCGGTGGTGGTTTTTTTGGACAAGTTTTAGACACAGATGGTAGAGAACGAACCGATTTAGATTTAATTCGGAGGTATCGTGATATTGCACAGCAAGCAGAATGTGATACTGCAATAGAAGATATAATTAATGAAGGTATCGTTGCAAATCAAAACGATGTAGCAGTAGAAATTACTTTAGATCGTTTACCCTATCCAGAAAAAATTAAAAGAAAAATTCGTACAGAATTTCATGAAGTTCTGCGGCTTCTTAGTTTTGAACAAAAAGGTCATGACATCTTTCGCAGATGGTATGTAGATGGTCGTTGTTTTTATCACAAAATAATTGATAGCAAAAACCCTAGAAAGGGTATCACTGAATTAAGATATATTGATCCTACTAAAATTAAAAAAGTAAGAGAAGTTAAAAAAGGTATAGACAAAAAAACTTCAATACAGATGACTGAAAAGGTTGAAGAGTATTATATCTATAATGAAAAGGGACTTGCTTCTGCTGGAACTTCTGGAAGCAATCAAGGATTAAAGATTTCTTTAGATTCAATTACATATTGCCCATCTGGATTGATTGATGGCAATACTGGTCGAGTTCTTTCATATTTACACAAAGCAATTAAACCTGTTAACCAACTTAGAATGATTGAAGATGCACTAGTTATCTATCGCATCTCTCGCGCACCTGAACGTAGAATTTTCTACATTGATGTGGGTAATCTGCCTAAGGTGAAAGCAGAACAATATCTGAAAGACGTAATGAATCGTTATCGTAACAAGTTAGTGTATGATGCATCTACTGGTGAAATCAGAGATGACCGAAATCATATGTCTATGCTTGAAGATTTTTGGCTTCCACGGAGAGAAGGTGGTCGAGGTACAGAGATTACAACTTTGCCTGGCGGCTCTAATCTAGGAGAGATTGATGACATTCAATATTTTCAAAAGAAACTTTACAAGTCTTTAAATGTTCCAATCTCTCGTATGGATTCTGATGCTGGTTTTTCTTTAGGTAGAGCATCAGAGATAACAAGAGATGAATTAAAATTTACTAAGTTTGTACAACGTATTCGTAAGAAGTTTGTTCCTTTATTTACAGACATTCTTAAATCACAACTTTTATTGAAAGGTGTTATTGCACCAGAAGATTGGCCATCAATTCAAGAACATCTTCAATATGACTTCTTACAAGACGGTCATTTTGCAGAGTTGAAAGATGCAGAACTTCTTAATGACAGACTTTCAGCACTTGATTCAATTCAAGGATATATTGGTACTTTCTTTAGTAAAGAATATGTATTAAAGAAAGTCTTGCGTATGAATGATGCAGAAATTGCTGATATGAATGTGCAAATTAAAAAGGAACTTTCTGTCGATCCTATGGACGGTGGTATTACTATTCCTGATGGTGGTGATGGAATTACTCGTTACCCACAAGATAGTGGTGGAAACATAGTAACACCAGAAGAAATGCCCGATTACGAAGAACCCGAAAAGGAAGGAGATAAATAATGAGTAAAGAATTTGTAGATGCATTGGCATCAGAAAATAACCTAGAAGCAGAAACAGTTTTTAAAACTGCAATGGCAGCAAAAATTGGAGATGCACTAGAAACTAAACGGTCAGAAGTTGCAAAGACATTTGTGCAACAAGCAAAAGACGAAGCAGCTGAAGAAGAAGTAGGCAATGACTAAGAAATTTGAAGGGGTATATTCATCTGTTGTTGAAAAGGATGAACATAAGAAATCCAAAGCATATAAGAAACTTTCTCCAAAAATGAAAGGTGCTGTTGACCAGATTTTTAAGAAAATGGATTCTAAACCTTCGGATTTCCTAAATACTTTTGACAAAACTATTAAAGACGTTTCCAAAAGTTTTAAAGTTCGAGAAAAAGAACTTATGAACTATTTTGAAAAAGAAATGTTATCAATCTAGGAGTGAATAATGGCATTTGCAACACAAACATTAGTAGATTCAGATTTTGAATTAGTTACTAAAACCACTATTTCTGGAACAAACGGAACTGCAACAAAAATTATAGATGTATCCGAAATAGCAGGAGCTGCAACTGATCCTAGAGTGTCTATTGTTGCTATTAGTTGGACAGTTAGTTCTATACTAGAAATTGAGTGGGATGCTACATCAAATGTTACTTGTATGTCATTAAACGCAAACGGCAGTTATAATGGTGGTGGTCAAACATTACCTACTTTAGCAAACAATGCTGGTTCTGGGATTACAGGAGACATTTTCTTTGAAAATGATGCAGCTTGTATCGGAACAGTTTGGATGAAAATGAAAAAAGTATCTGGGTTTGATAACATCACATAGAGGATAGGAGTATGAGTACAGTTAGATTATTTTCAGAAGCAGTAGACCACGATGTAGAATACATCACCGAAGAAAAAGAAGGCGGTGGTAAGAACTACAAAATTCGTGGTATCTTCATGCAGGCTGATATTAAAAATCGTAATGGTCGAGTATACCCTATGGAAGTACTTCAGAACGAAGTATTAAAGTATAACAAGAATTTTATTAAAGAGAAACGTGCATATGGTGAACTAGGACACCCTGATGGCCCAACGGTCAATCTGGAACGTGTATCCCATATGATTACCTCTTTAGAACCAGATGGTAAAAATTTTATTGGTGAGGCAAAAATAATGTCAACCCCTATGGGCGAGATTGTTAAGAGTCTTATGGATGAAGGTGCAAAACTAGGTGTTTCCTCACGGGGAATGGGTAGTTTAGACCAAAAAGGCGGTGCAAGTTATGTTCGGGATGATTTTTATCTCGCAACTGCTGCTGATATCGTTGCTGATCCTTCTGCACCAAATGCTTTCGTAGAAGGTATTATGGAAGGAAAAGAGTGGGTTTGGAATAATGGGGCCCTTCTTGAAGCAGAACTCGTTGGATTAAAACAAAAGTTTGATGTTAAAGAAAAACAAAGAGATGCAAGAGTAGAAGCCTTGGAATTTGCAAAATTCCTAAAGAAATTATAATTTATAAATATATGTTAACAGCAAGGTAAGGAGACACCAAATGTCGGAATTAGAACAAACAATTGAAGAACTTGAAGCGGAAGTTCTAGCTGAACTAGAAGAGGCTTCAAAACAGCCTACTGATGGTGCTGCCGCCGCTGAAAAGGGTGATAAAGTAGAGGGTGAATCAGAAGATACTGGCACCCCTGTCGTAGCCCCAGAACAAAAAGATGCGCCTGCTAAGAAAGTTGCTGCTAAAGCAAAAGAAATTAGTAGTGATGCACAACAAAAAGGTGAAGGCAAATCTGATAAACCCGAAAAATTAGCTGCTGGATTTGAAGCAGAGGGTGATGAGGTTATTGCAGAAGAACCTGTTGAAGATGAGGTATCGAGTGATACAATTGAAGATCGTATTAAAGATATTGATGTCACAGAAGACGTTGAAGCTTTGATGAGTTCGGATGATAATCTTTCAGAAGAATTTAAGACTAAGGCTGCGACAATTTTTGAGGCCGCAGTTAAGTCCAAATTACGTTCAGAGATTGAACGTATTCAAGAAGAAGTTTTGGAGGAGAAGGCAGAAGAATTAGATACCTTCAAATCTGAACTTACAGAAAAAGTAGATACATATCTCAACTACGTTGTAGAGGAATGGACGAAAGAGAACGAGTTGGCAATCGAGCGCGGTTTGAAGGGCGAAATTGCAGAAGACTTTATCTCTGGACTGAAACAGTTGTTTGAAGATCACTATATTGATGTTCCAGATGAAAAATATGACGTTCTGGAAGCACAATCTGAGAAGATTTCTGAACTGGAAGAAAAGGTTAACAGTGTTATGGAACAGAATGTTGTTCTTTCTACTGCTAAGTCTGGTCTAGTTCGTGAAAGGGTTATTTCTGAAGTTTCTGAAGAATTAGCCGATACCGAAATTGAAAAGTTCAAGAGCCTAACAGAAGACGTTGATTTTACGGATGAAGATTCTTTTCGTGAAAAATGCGAAACTTTGAAGGAAAGTTATTTCCCGAAAACTGTAGTTGAACAAAAATTTGATGATGAAGATGGTAGCACCGCACAGGACGTTGATACGACAGATGCTATGGCAGCATACTTGTCGGCAATCAGTCGTAATCAAAAGGCGAGTGCATAAAAACATTATATTAACAGATGTAAAATAAAGGAGAAACAAATGTTTCAAACAGAACATCTACAAGAAAAGTGGCAGCCAGTCCTAGAACACCCCGATCTTCCACGGATTGAGGATTCTTACAAGCGGGCAGTTACTACTCTCATCTTAGAGAACCAAGAAAAAGCAATGCGTGAGGATCGTGGTTTCCTTACAGAGACAGCGCCAGTCAACAGCATGGGTGGTGGGCAGATGGATACATGGGACCCAATTTTGATCTCATTAGTTCGTCGTGCGATGCCTAACTTGATTGCATATGACGTTTGTGGTGTGCAGCCAATGACAGGCCCAACGGGCTTGATCTTTGCGATGCGTTCCTCGCTCGCCTCTCAAGATGGTGCAGAAGCCCTCGTTGATGAAGCATTTCCTGATACATCCAACCAAAATGCTGCCGGTACAATCGGTGGTGGAGATGTTGGTGCCACAGAAACTAATCCTGCTGTTCTTAATGACAGTCCTTCCGCTGGTACTTATGTAAGTGCCACTGGTATGACAACTTCTCAGGGTGAAGCGCTTGGCGATAGTGCGAATAACTCTTTTGCTCAGATGGCTTTCAGTATTGAAAAGTCTACGGTTACGGCCGTTTCCCGTGCGCTCAAAGCTGAGTACACAATGGAACTTGCACAGGACTTGAAGGCAATCCACGGTTTGGATGCCGAAACAGAACTCAGCAACATTCTTTCTTCGGAAATCCTTGCTGAAATCAACCGCGAAGTTATTCGCTCGTTGTATGTTACTGCTGTTAAGGGTGCTCAGGTTAACACAACTACTGCTGGTATCTTCGACTTGGATACAGATTCCAATGGTCGTTGGTCGGTTGAGAAATTCAAAGGTCTTATGTTCGCAATCGAACGTGATGCCAATGCTATTGGTCAACAGACTCGCCGTGGTAAAGGTAATATGGTCATCTGCTCCGCTGATGTTGCATCTGCACTTCAGATGGCTGGTGTTCTTGATTACACGCCTGCGCTTAACAACAACCTCAATGTTGATGATTCGTCTACCACATTTGCTGGTGTGATGAATGGTCGTTACAAGGTTTATGTTGATCCTTATTCTGCCAATGTTGC